CATCACCGCGGAGAACCTCGCCATCGGCGGTGCATTCACGCCTGGTCAGACGACCTACACTCCGAAGTCCGTCGCTCTGACGACCCTCGGTGCACAGGTCGAGATCAACAAGCTCATCCAGAACCAAGGCGTCGGCTCATTGGTTGACGGCGGTGTGTCGGCTTCCCAACTGGCTCGCGCTGCGAAGTCCGTTGGTCGCCTGTTCGCACAGCAGTTCATGGTTGGTGACGGCGCTGCTGACACGATGACCGGTCTGGACACGACCATGGCTGACGGCGCCTTCGCGGCCCAGCTGCTCGACATGGCTGATGCTCCGCTGACGCTCGACATGCTCGACACGCTCATCTCCGCAGTCACGCTGCGTCGTCCTGACGCCATCGTCCTGACGCAGAAGGCCCGCAACAAGGTCAAGAGCCTGATGCGCGCTCTCGGTGGTGTCACGACCATCGAAGTTGCTGGTCGCCAGCTGCTCGCCTTCGACGGCATCCCACTGATCGCCAACGACTGGATCACCGCTGACGTCGACGGCGTCGCCGCTGGTTCGCAGCAAGGCATCTACGCGATGTGCTTCGGTGATGACGGTGTTGCCGCTCTCACGACCGCCGACATGGCTGGCATCAACGCTGAGTACGTTGGTGTTCACCAGACCAAGGACCAGGACATCTGGCGCGTCAAGATGTACGCGAACGTCGCTGTTCACAGCACGAAGTCGGTCGCGAAGCTCGTCTCCGTCACGGTCGCCTAATGGCACACTGACCTAGTCGCAAGCTAGGCTAACCCAATGGGGGTAGGGCATGCCCTACCCCCGACTCGCTTCTGGAACATGGACTTCTACACCTACATCTACTACGACCCAAGTCGCAATCATGAGCCGTTCTACGTGGGCAAGGGTCACGGGGAGCGTGCATGGTGTCATCTGACCAAGAGGCAACCGGGTAAGAGTGGTAGATTGACTCCGTTCTACGCAAGGTTGAACACGATGCTTGCTGCCGGCATTCAGCCAGCAATCGGCATCTACGGTGACCTTGATGAGGAGCTTGCTCATCTCGTTGAGGAAGAACTGATTGCGAAGTTCGGACGTAGGACAGAAGGCACCGGTCCTCTCTGGAACCTCACGAAGGGTGGTGAAGGCTTCCGTGGTGTTAAGCATTGTGAAGAGTCGAAGGCCAAGATTAAGGCGTCATGTGCGGCCAATCCCAAGTGCAGAGCTTGGGAAGGCAAGACACTGAGTGATGAGCACAAGGCTAACATCAGTGCTGCCAATCAAGGGAAGGAAGGCCCATGGCGGAACAAGTCCCTCTCAGCAGAACATCGTACTAACATCGGCGCTGGTCTTAAGGGGCATGTCTGTTCACCGGAGACACGAGCCAAGATTGGTGCCAAGATTGCAGCTGCGGCAGCGGCTAGAAGGAGTAAGAACCATGATTGAAGTTGGACAAGACACCTACGTCAGCCTCGTTGACGCCAACACCTACCTCGCGAAGATGGGTTACGACCCACTCGCCGACGAGGCACTGCTGGTGCGTGCAACGAAGGCCATTGACCGGAAGTTCGGCAATCGCTTCATGGGGGTGAAGACCCTCTCATCTCAACCGCTCTACTGGCCACGGTTCATCACTGACCAGTCGAGCATGTACCAGTACAACGCGTACGGTGACCTCATCCAGTGGACCAGCGAGACCATCCCAACGGAGCTGAAGGAGGCGACTGCTGAGTTGGCTCGCTTCCTTGACGCTGGCTTCGATCCGTACGAGCAGCAGGAACCAGGTGTGAAGAGCAAGAGCGAGAGCATCTCCGGTGCCGTCTCCGTCTCCACGACCTACGCTGGTGTCTTCGTTGAGCGAGGTGTCGAGTGGAACACGCTCGAGGTCATCCTTGGCCCGTTGCTCGGTGCACCTCGTGGCATCGCATCCACCATCAGCATGGGGAGAGGCGCATGACCATCTACACCCGCAGCCAAGCCGTCGCGAACAAGCTGCTGAAGAAGTACGGCACTTCGGTGAAGATTACCCGCCAGGGGGTCCTCATCTGCAAGCCAACGGGGGTGTGGGTGGAGAGCAAGAAGGACAACAGCACTGCGCCAACCGACGCCTCCAACACCACCGCGGATGCTCGCACCTTCGTCTGCAATGGCACCTTCACCGGTGTTCCACTTCCAGGCGACGACCTTACCATCGGCACCCTCACCTACCGCATCATGCATGTCACCAGCATCAACCCAGCCGGTACCACGCAGATTGCCTACCGACTTGAGGTGGAGTGATGGCGCTGCGCGTTGAACCAACCCTCTCGTCTTCACTGAAGGCTGGTCCTCCAGCTCGCGGTGAGATTGACAACGTCATCGTCGACCTGCAGACGAAGCTCCGTCGCTTCAAGGAGGCGTTCGCCGTTGAGATGCTGGAGCGCATTCGTCGTCGGAACCAGTACGGCCCTGATCAGCGGTACAAGACCGGTGCCATGACCCGCGGTTGGGGCTACACGATGAAGGCTCTCGCCATCGAGCTCTGGAACGTGCGTGACTACAGTTGGTACCAGGAGTTCGGGACGAAGTACATTCGACCCGCTGGCTTCATCCGTCGTGCGATGGAGGAGGCGGAACAGATTGCTGACGTCGCGAAGCAGCGCGTTGGCTTGAAGGACTAATCATGGGCATCGCCTTCGTACACACCACCCTCGAGAATGCAGTCGCTGCCATCACCGGTCTGCCGACGCTGCAGCGCGAGAACACTCGCAACACCACACAGTCGCTCTCCTGGACCCGCTTCACCCTCCTGCCCATTGAGACGGTAGGCGCCACCATCGGCGACGGCGGCAAGGATCGACTCGCGGGACTTGCTCAGGTCGACCTCTTCACCGCCGCCGACAGCGGCATGTCATCAGCCCTCACCAAGGCGGAGCTGGTGCTCGCCGCCTTCCCGCGAGGCACGGAGCTTGGCTCAACCCAGACGGTCCACATCGACCATGCCTGGATTGAGGCAGGGACTCAGGAAGGCAAGCACTACCACACCCCGGTCATGATTCGCTGGCACTCCCTAGTGCCCGTCTGACCAGAACGCTAAGTACCTCAGAAGTCATCTTAGGAGACCGCCATGACCCAAGCCTCAGGTTCCAATGCCAAGCTTCACTTCATCAAGGAAGTGACCTTCGGCACCACGCCCGCTACCCCAACCATGCAGGACATCGAGTACGTCAGCTTCGACGGTGCCCTCGACGCCCCAACCCTGACGGACGCAAGTCTGTCGTCCACCCGCCAAGTGAAGTCCGCTCGCCGGGGTAACCCGAGCACGAAGGGCAAGCTCGACATCGTGATGTGCCCAGACAACATTGACTGGGCGCTCGAAGCCGTGTGCCAGTCGACGTTCTCGACTGGAGTCCTGAAGGTCGGCTCGACCCAGACCAGCTACTCGCTGGAGCAGGAGTTCACTGACCTGACGAAGTTCCGCGTCTTCACTGGTGTTGTGCTCGACAGCATCGCCATCGAGACGACGACCGACAACTACGTCACCGGCTCCATCAACTTCATGGGCAAGACGACCAGCGCCTTCAGCGGTACCTCCGTTGCGACCGCTGTCACCCCAGTCACCACGAAGAACAAGTTCTACCACGAAGGTGGCACGTTCCTTGAAGGTGGCATCGCTGTTGGTGTGTTCACGAACCTCTCCTTCGAACTGAAGAACAACAGCGTCAGCAACAAGGCGCTTGGCGTCACGGGCGTTCGTTCCATCACCGCCGGCAAGTTCACTGTTACGGGTACCGTCACCGCTCTGTTCGAGTCGACGACCATCTACGACAAGTTCATGAACGACACCGACAGCACGATGGACTTCACACTGGTGTCAGGTGCCGAGACGCTGCAGTTCGTGTTCCCGAAGGTGAAGTACACGCAGGCGAGCATCCCAGTTCGCGGCGACGGCCCGATCACGGTCGACCTCTCGTTCTCAGCCATCTACGACGACACTGCCGCAACCAGCATCACGATCACTCGTGTCTAATCGGTGGGAGTGGTGACCTAATCACCGTGGCGCCGCAGCACTCTCTGCGGCACCTTCCCTCACCAGGAGCATCACATGAAGAAGTCAGCAGCACTGCCCCAATCGCGGGCACTCGTCATCAAGGACGTGTTCGGTGAAGACACCGACCTCGTCTTCCAAGTCATCTCAACCGACAACTCGCACTTCCAGAAGAGAGCCATGGAGTTCGGTCAGCGCATGATGCGCAACCCAGACTCAATCAGTCTCGCGGAGTCCGACACCTTCAATGCCGAGAGCTACGCCGCCTGCATTACTGGTTGGACTGGTTGGGAAGACGATGACGGCAATCCAATCCCCTACTCCCACGCCGAAGCCCTCGCCATCATGACCAATCCAGGTCTCTCCTGGGTTCGCAAGCAGGTGGAGGGGTACGTCATGAAGCGTACCAACTTCTTTCGCCCAAGTGCAGTCAAGTCTGACGGAGTGGGTGACGCAGAACGTCAAGCTTGACACACGCAACGGCAAGGAGTCTCGAAGAGAGACCCTTGAGAAGGGCAAGAAGCTCTGGAAGAAGCTCGGCAAGAGCGAC